CCGTCCTATCCTCGGTGCTGAGTTTGCGGTACGCTTTATCTATTTCAATCATCATTACCATCATGTTGCCGCCTTCAGCGGGAGCAGGTGGTTTACTTGGACCAACTAGATTTAACTTGTGCGACACACCAAATTCACCTCGTAAAACTGAGGGTAAGAGTGCTTCAATTATATCTGATTCATAAAAGAATACATCTGAAGTTTCGTAGCCAACAGACTTGGCTTTCCACTCTAAACAATAATCCAATGCATCATTACGCAAGCAACGATAGATTAAATTCTTAGCATCTTTCTCACCTATTGCTTCCCATTCATTTAACTTATTGGGATGCTCAAGGAACCATTTATATAATGATTGTTTGATGTCTTCGAGTTCAACCATATCATATTTTCTATGGTATTCAGAAGCAACAGCGACTACAATATAGTCCCATTTTTCTATACGCTTCCATTCTAAATGTTTATTGTCTACCATTTCCAAGTTTTACCTTCCACAGTAAAAGACCTATTTACGATAGGTACTAATTGAGGCACAACAGTTTTGCCATCAACATGCAAGATGCCAAAGCCTTGTTGCCACGTAAACAACCCAGCCTTAATATATTTAGCACTACTATAATTCATTAGATTGCCTAGTTCCATGCCCCAAATTGTTTTAGGTTTACCACCACGATATGTTTGAGTATGGTGAGTCAAACCCATACGATGCGTGTGCCCACAGACTACTGACATGCCTGAGCGTTTTGCTAAGCCTAATGCAGTAGCACCAGCCGTAGGCTGTACGTTACCCTCATCACCATGCATTAACAACCAGCCAGGAGCCAGTTCATATGGGTCTTTGTGATATTTAATTTCTAATTCATCAAGACCTAAGAAGTTTTCCAACTGCAACTCAGGCAAACCAAGTAATCCTGGCGCTCTCATAGCAACTGTATTGAATAATCTATCTGTATGATTACTTCTAATCATATGTTCAACAGTTAAGTCATAAAGAACTTGACGAGTAGTGTCCCTATCACGTCCAATAGAACGCTCAAACTCTAACTCAGTCCCTTTACTCCATTTCGATATAGTCTGCATATCCATTTCGTCACCACAAGATACGACAGTATCAGGTTGGTAAGCCTTAATGAATTTAGCCACAGCCTTAACTGCTTCTACATCGTGGTACGGTACCTGCAGGTCTGAAATACAGACTATAGTTTTCATTTCTTTTTGGCTCGTCTCTTATTCTCTAAGCCTACATTTTTCTTTTTGGATAGAACTCTTAGGTTAGATATCTTATCATTACCTTTGCGACCTTTGTTATCTTTATGGTCCACTTCTTGATTGCGTTTTAACTTCTTACCAGTAGCCTTCTTATAATCTAAGCGGGCTTTGTTGGTAGATGTAGTCTCAGTAGTGCCATCTTTTTTCTTGCGTTTGATAACGTAGATTGGACGACCACCGTTTTGCTTACTGCCTTTATAAGGTCCAAATATTTTCATTTGTCCCATTCTCCTCTCAGTACTAGCAATCCTATGATTGCATAGTTTGCCATATCTTTGAATGAATCCTCAAAAGACTCATGCTCTGGTGCCATATCTCTTATTGAATCGTACAGATTATTTATACGTGCCAACTTATCATGCATACGAACCCTGAGTCCATTAATAGCACCGCCAGGGGCATCAGCGATATTCTTCGGACCGTAATCTTTATGTTTAGACAACAGTAGGTCTAATAATTCTTGGAAGGTTTTTCCAACATGGTACTCAAAAGTGGTATTTTGAGCGTCAATATGAGTGATTTTTCCTCTATCTGTTTCTTGGTTATATGGAAACCTTGCGTTTCCAAGTGGGTTATAATCTGCCATATCTCGTCACTCTCCATCTTTCTCTTCGTTAGTTTCTGTTAAAAAGTGTGTTAGTTCACTATCAAGATGACGCATTTCTTCACGAATAACTATGTCTTCTATATACTTTTTCATTTTTTTGGGACTAGATTCTGCTGCGTATAATGTTGCATATACCGACTGAGTAATACTTTCTACTTCCTCAGGATTATTTGCTACACTATATATGCAACGAAGCAAAGAACCTATCATTAATTGGTAACCGCCAGGAAGGATAAGTTTAGGGTCAAAGTACTCCCCATTCTCATCATCTATTAGATGGTCAGTTGCTTCAAATATGTTATCGAAATGTTGTCCGCATGTTTTGCATGGTGGGATATCTTTATAATTCATTTAGTCCCATTCTTTCTCGAATATACTGGGAGCCGTATTTGACGTAGCAGGAGTTGACGTCTTCTTCGTCTGGCATTTGCACGACTGTGACTGGCAACTCACGGGCGAGACTAGAAGCAAATTCTTTTCCTGGTTGGTCTCCATCCGCAAATACAAATACTCTTTCAAAGTCTGCAAGTAATCTTGTGTAATGTTTTTTCCAAGAGTTCGCACCAGGAACGCCAATACAAGGTATGCCAATACAGGCAGACAAAGTAATAGTATCCAACTCTCCCTCACATATTCCAATCCAGTCCCCCGCTCTATCGATATCTAACACATTGTACATCTTGGTTTCTACACCTGTCATTCCCATGTACTTAGGTTCAACAGCAGCATGAAGGCTGCGAAAACGCAAATCGACAACACCAGTCTTGGTAATATACGGTATGGATAATCGTCCTTTGAATGCTTCATGTCCAACTTCAGGCTCCTCTACTACGCCGAATCGAGCCAGACGTGCTGCCTCCCTTGTTATTCCCCTGCTTGCTAGGTAATCTTCTGCCTGATAAATGTTTGCTGCGTACTTGGTTGCCGCCAAGCCCAGCAATTCCTTCTGCGAATGACTTTGCTTCATGTATACTAACCCTCTCTTGTCTTGCTATAATCTGTAAACTATTCCCCTGCATCCCACACGCAAAACAATTAAATATATTTTCTCTAGTATTAAAACTTGCCGAACTGTGAGTATCGTCATGAAACGGGCACTTGATATTTACTTGTCCTGTAGTTCTATTCATTGTCGCACCGTAGTGCTTCAAGACTTCAACTATGTCTGGTAAATCATCCGTCAAATACATCGCCCAACCTTAGTACTAAATAAGAATCCGCTATTTTTTTTCCTCTGGCTTTGATAACAACCGCAGATAAGACGGATGTTCTTTTAATGCCTCTTGCCTCCGAATAATGTGTTGCTTCAATTTGAGCCTCTTTAGTCCAACCAGAGAGGTCAATGCGACCTGATTGACCTGGGGCTTTGGCTTCGATGATTCCGATGTAGCCAAGGAAGTCTGAACGGACAACAACGTCTCCCTCATCTCTTGCGCCTGTTCTTGCAAGTCTCTCACTATCAAGTCCAATTCGTCTAAAATAATCTCGTAGGTCGGTTTCAAAGTTTGCTCCTCTAGCCTTATGGCTTTTTCTAGTTGTCATGAATTTTCTGGTATATCTTCTACGTACATGTACTCTGGATTAAATGCTAACCAAGTCATGAGAGTTCCTCCAGCATCTGCTCTACCGTAGCGATTTTTGACTGCTGCCACGCCAAGCGATGTGCCCACCGTACCGAGTGTACATATGAGAGCAGGAAGTTGTGAGACCTTACCTTGTATTGCGCTTCTTGGCTGACAAGGATTCCCAGGAACTGCTTCAGAAGTATGATGTAGTACCATAATCGCAGCATTAGTGGCTCTGGCAAGATATTTCAACTCCTTCATAATTGCTCGCATTGATGCGAACTCTTCACCACCATCGGTGGCTACATCCATTAAGTTATCTAAAATTATTAATGTTGGAGCACAACCCCATAATTCTTCAAAGGCTTGTACTTCTTCGTCAATATCTTGTAATGTTGGTGATGATTCGAAGGACCAGACTATGTGGCTTCCTTTTTGGAGGATTGCTTTAGTCCATCCAACATCAGTATTAAGTTTTTGTTCGACATCTGTTTGGTTCTTACCTGATATCATTGACGCTAGGCGCATAGCCATAGTGTGAGCATTGGTATCAGCGGATATGTAAAGAGTTGGAACATTAGTCTTTAGGGCAATCGCTAGAGCAAGTGTTGATTTACCTGCTCCAGGAGCACCCGCAAACATTGAAACTTCTGAACGCCTAATTATAATCTTGGACGCTTCGAATGATTTAAAACAACTAGGTAGAGGTTCCCCGCCAATAGAGGCACGACCCACAGACCTGACAAGTGTACGCATCTATCCCCCTACCTATTTGTTAAAACGGAAACTGTTCGTCTATTAATTTACTGGCTTGCATTGGTCTGCTCCCTGAGGCATTGGACAGACCCACATTGCGTAAGGATTCCCCGTCTTGCTGGAGATTCCCGACTTGTACTTCCGTGCCCCATGCTGACATGTTGGACCCGCTCCACCTGACGGAGCCGATGCCTGGGGTGGTGCTGAGGAGCGTCGAGGCTCTGTGCTTGGCGTGGAACTTGGCGTCGATAAAGGGGCGGTTGTCGATGCTCCCACCACCAACTTTTGTACTGCTGCAATTTGAGTAGCAAAGTCACCAATGCCCTCAAGCAATACACTAAGTTCGTCCGCTGTGTTGGCTCTGACGTTAATTAAATCGCCAGTTCCAGTTTTGTATGATACTTGTAACTTCCAGTCTTCTGCCATTTATCCATCCTTCTTTGTCGAGAATTGACAATGAGCGGTCAGTCCGCACATGTATTGACAAGAGTTTGTGTTGGGCAAGAATATCCCTGCCTTTCGTGCTTTGTCAAATCCTTTTACCAAGAACTCCATTTTGTCATATGTATATCCTGATAAGTCAACCATCTCTACGGTATTACTACCACGAGACATATAGTAATTTCCCCAGTTAACTTCTATATCAAAAGTTTCCTCTAAACCAAGTTTGTAAAAACCTAGTTGCAAGGTACTGGTTGGGGTATTCTTAGATGTTTTAAGGTCAACAATTACTAGTTGCCCATTAACCTCAAAGATTCTGTCTATAACCATCTTGATTGGTACATCAGCCACTACTGGCATTAGTTCCAATTCGATTCCTGGTCTACCATCTGGTGCAATCCAAATTTTCCAATTGGGATTATGCTTGCGCCAAGCGATATACTCGCTGACCCATACAGGTCCCGCTGCTTGCCAAAAACTAACGTCTTCCTTATTTGGATTAAGTTTAGTAGCCTTACCACCTATACGAGCATTGGTTAGGTCAATGTCACCTTTACAAGCGTTCCAAGATTCTGTCCATAAATTATCGACATCATTTATCATAGGTTATCCCTATCATAGGTTTCGCAAGCAAGGTGGAATGCTGAACCGCCAACTGACCAAACAGATGGCTCTTCTTGTTTCTCCAGTAATCTACCAAGGTAGTACTGATATCCACAGGTTAGATAAGTGCTGAAAGCACTATAGGATATATGTTCTGGTAATGTATATTCTTCAAGTTGTATTGACATTAGATGAATTATACACAGGTATAGCCGTAGATGGAAGTCGGATGTGGCTTCCATAGATTGGTACCTGCGTGTATAATTGATATTAATATAATATATAAGACCCCGAAGGGGTCTATAATATAATATATAATTGATTATATATCTAAGGAGTACTATATTGGAAATCATAAATAATACATTTTGGGCTGTATTTTTTGGCTCAACTTTAGGAACCCTAACCGTATACCTAATCACATCCCTAGTGGATGAGTATCGTACAGCAAAAGAACATAGAGATATTAAACTTCTAATGGAAGAGTGGGAAGACCTAGAAGATTAAGCCTTAAAACGACAAAAGAACCCCCTTCCTGAGGTAAGTACCTCAAGTTGGGGGTTTTCGTGTCTCTAAAGGGCGTTTAAAGCCCAATTAGGGGTATTTAATTAGAACCTATGCCGTACTCTTTTTCAGTCTTATCAGCCCATTTAGCCAATGGAGCAGCCAATGCGCCAATTAGGATTGCTTGCTCAGGGGCAAGGTCAGCAGCAAAGGCTAAGCCCATTGTTACTGCAGATGCTATTACTGCCCGAACATAAGACTTGAATGCAGCCTTAGTCTTTGGGTCTTTTAGTTTAGCGATTATATCTTTCATTGTTTCTCCTATTTTTTTTTAGGTGGTACACCCATCCAACTGAACCAGTTAGAATCGTCTTTAGCGTATTGCGTTTTAATTGAAATATGTAAATGTTTATTATGTTGGTTGCTACCTTTATAGGTATGCTCCCCTTTTTCCTTGCTCCAAATCTTACCTTTAAATATTAGATACTTAACTCTAATATCATTTTGTAACCTTTGATAAATATCTTTGCAATCTACCCCGTTGGCTGGGTCATCTGTTAAGTCAACTGCTAATCCAGTATTGTGGTCTGAGTTAGGACTCTGACTTAAATGAGCAGCAGATGGTAGTAGACCATCGCTTGCTTTCTTCCGCTTGGGCCAAAGTGCCGTCGCTTGGCGCAACACAGCAATTGCAGCAGGTGTGGCTTTCTTGACAACAGTTGTCATATTGACATCCATCCTTCGTATTTTGCATCTGGGTTGTCCTTAAGCCATTGTTCTCTTAATAGGTTTTGATTAGGCCAACAAATATCAGTTGGGTCACAGCCACAGCCTTGACAGTTGTTGTCTATTTCTTTCTTATCCATACTTGCCATCCCATACGTAATATTTCAATATCATCTTTATGTTTTGCTAGCCACGCATCTATTGCTGGCTTAGGGTTCTTATCTGTACCATCTGGATGGTCCCACTCATAATCATCAAATGCCATAACGCCACCAGATTTAAGCAAGTCCCAAGATAGGTCAGCATCTAAAGTAACTGATTCTGGTAGATGGTCTCCATCAATATAGATAAAGTCATACTTAACCTCACGGTTATTCTTTAACCAGTCTCCACTAAATGCTTTATGTGCTTGAACCTTTTTACCGTGTGGTTCTATCTGCTCTTTGTAGGCTTGTTGTATATCATTCCAGTCATAAATTGATTCGTGTTGCAAATTACCACACCAAGGGTCTATGTCTACAAGTAATGATGTTGGGTCTGTAAGAATATTTTCTAATAGCCAAGCAGATGCGTTGCCAGTAAAGACACCTATCTGCAGGAACTTAAGATTCTTTTTGCCCTTAAACTCTGTTAGTCCATTCTCAAAGTCTTGGACTGTTGCATTGTCATAAAACCACTTTGGAAAGTTATCTGCTTTCACTTATTATCTATTTTCGCCAAGTGACCTTTCATAGGCTCTTTGTCGCCATAGGTCCGCATCTCGTTTGGCTTCTTTCTTTCTTTGTTTTGATGCTTCTGATTCTTGAGGCTTAATAGTTTTAGGCTTTATGTTACCACTGCCAGTATACATTCCACCTTGAGGCTTGTAAACTATACCAACATTTTCTCCACCAGGGTTATATATGCCGCCACTTGTTCTTGGTTTTGGTCTTCCTATTGCCATTTTATTTCTCCCTTGTTTTTATTTAGCGATTATTTGTTTCATTAACTCTGTTAAAAATTCTACTTTCTCATCTAATTGATTAACTTTATCTTTTAGGCTTGAGCCACCATTCGGGCGAAGTTCAGACAAATAGTATTTAACTAAGTGTCTTACTGTTATAGCCAGCGTTCCCACTAAAGTAGTTGCTGCTACGGCAAGGGCTGCCCAATCATTCGGTGTCATTATACTGTCCTAACCGTAATCTCAATTACGCCTCCAAACCCATCAAACCTTTTATCAGGTGGGGTCATACGCATAAACGAGATTTGCTCAATAACTACCTGACGACTTTCGCCAGTAGTAAGGTCCTGCCAGGTAACAACATCGCCACCCTCTTCTACACCTTCAAGTAATTGTAATCTTTCTAGTGCCTTGCCTTCATAACCAGATACCACATTGTATCTATCTGTTTCAATATCAAAGCAGTAAACAGGGAATCTCATAATTCTTTGGCGAGGTGTAGCAATAGTAGCCTTGGCTTGATAGCCCTTAAATATAGGACCTGCGCTAGTAGTTGTAGCATCACGATTAAGAATAAATTTGTAGGCTACATACTCTTGTGCTGTATCAGGATTAGATGTACCTACTTCAACTGCAGTTACTCCTGCTTCGTAGGTGATATGGTCATACTCAACACCATCTTTATCTACAGTCTCAAGGACTAGTGAACCTTTAGTAAAGTCTCCACGAGCAAGTAAACGCTTGAAGTTCTTAGGTTCTAATGTTCCATAGCGAATATAACCGCTAGTGATAAAGCCAGTAGGCGTTAATGTTGCGCTTGCTTCAATGTTAATGCTACCTACTTTGTTAACCTTACCAACAGGTGATACGGCAGTAGATGATACGTTAGATGCAGTCTTAGCATAAGTAAATGTTGTAGTAGTTGGTACGCCAGTAACTGTGTACTTGCCATTAAATGTAGCGTCAACACCTTCTACCCATACTTCATCGCCAATGGCTAGGCCGTGTGCTGCAGATGTGGTTAAGGTTGCTACGTTAGTTGTGAGTGCTTTGTTGTTTATTGAGCCAGCATTAACTGCTGTGGTGGCAAATACTAATCGGTCTGTTGTACCAGCAAATGCACAGGTTACTGTGCTATATCCTGATGTACCACTTACATATAAATCATTAGCATAAGCAAAGCGTAAAGTCTCTATCTCATTACCAAGGTCAATACGGATAACTCCTGCTGCTCCACCTACGCCAGTTGCACACCAGATAAATCTGTCTCGTGCAGCAAAGTCATAGCAAGGCTGAGTGGTTTCCACAATAAGTGGACCATAGTTAATGGAGCCGTCTTGGTCTGAGACAACTGCTGCACGGATTCCTTTATTAGTACCTATCATCATATAACCTAGGTAGTAAAAAATCTTATGGATAATTTCGCCAACTGGCATCTCTGCTGCAGTAATAGCAGTAGTAAGAGTTGGCATAACACCAGAGGTATTAAGAGTAAATTTAAATATGCTTGACTGGGTGCCACTATAACCTGCTATGTAAATGGCTGGACCAGAAGCGGTAATGCTTGAGAATACAATATCAGTATCACTGTGTGTATATACAGGGCTTGGAAGGGTAGACGCAGATGAAGATATTTCATATATCTTATTGTTAATACCCATAACAATGCGGTCTTTAACATATTCCATAACAGCAGTATTTACAGTAATACCATTGTCGCTAATCATAAGAGTATCACCGGCACCAGAAACACCAGTTAATAACTTTTTATATATACGCAATCTTGGAGTACCGCTAGCAACAATATTGGTAATCCAAAAGGCATTAGTACCATCATCACATATAGCATTAACTGCATAATCAGTTCCTGCTGCATAATCTAAAAAATGTGTAACAGTTCCATCTTCTGCAATCTTATCTACATCATACTCATCCCATAGTAAGACACCATTAGTTCCACCGTACTCAATAGAACGAGCAATCTGAAATGGTTTACCGTTAGTCTGAATTGCACCAGTTGTATAGTGTGTAGTAGCGGTGTCTTTAAGTAAGGTTACTTGTCCCTTAGTCCAAACATTAACACCCTTGCTATCTGTAAATCTATAGTCAACAGTCTCACCAGCAGATGGGTCATAGAACTTTATACCTGAACCAGAGTGGAATGATGACTGAGAACGTAACCACCAGCCAGTAAGTGATTGCTCACCTGGCTCTTTACCATTGTCAAACTGGTCTTTTTTATAAGGAGCAGTCTGTCTGATGTAAGGACGTGCATCATTTATGGCATAGAAGAATGGTTGTCCACCAACTGCTACATCATATGAGTCAGATGTATTCTGCCAGTATTGAGATGTAGATACAATACCAATATCTGCGGTACCACGAGCAATAGGTAAACCATCATCCGCTAACGGCCATATATTGCCATCACCTTCGGTTATATCACGACCAGCCACAGTGCTCCTTTAAATTAGAAAATTAGTTGAGCAGTTTGTTATCAATGCTCAGGATAATTAATTAAAAGCGAAGTACGTAAAGAACGCCTGCGGTACCATTACCACCAGTACCATTGTATATACCAGCACCGCCACCTGCGCCATATCCAGTAGCATTATTTCCATTTAAGTTATTTGGCCAAGAACCACCTTGTCCACCAGTGCCAAAACCGCTACCTGCGCCTGACCTTCTTGCGCCATCCTGTGGATTGCCACCACCACCGCCACCTGTAGTACCAGCAGAGTTGTTTACAAATTGATACACGGCAGTAGTTGCTACGCCATTATCACCAGTTCCACCAAACCAGTCAGAACCACCATTTCCACCATTACCACCCGTACGATTGAAAGTTCCACCAGAAGCAGAACCGCCAGTTCCTCCATCACCTCTACCACCACCATTAGAAGTGGCAGTACCGCCAGTTCCTCCATTAGCAGTCATCCCCGCAAATGAAGAGTTTCCACCATTGCCACCTACAGCAAGAGTACCGCCACCAGTACCAGCAGAACCAATTGTTACGGACATAGAGCCAGTTAGTGCAACTAACTTAGCGCAAACTCCACCTGAACCACCTCCGCCACCACCTGCTCTTTTGGTTGCTTCAGTATTTCCACCCGAGCCACCGCCTCCGCCACCAATTAATACAGCATATCCGTAGCCAGAAGTACTTGTATTAGTATATGTTCCTGTTGCCGTTACAGTATCTAAGGTTCCACTAAAATCATCTGATAATGAATTAGCAGTTTTTTCAATAGTTACAACTACATTTGTTCCAGTATCGGTCCATATATGTACTTTATTTGCATCTGTTGCAAGAGAAACTGTTACAGTTCCAGAACTTGTTGATGCACTTACAATTGATGTAGTAGAACTAGAATAAAATTCAACATTTGCTATCGTTGTTGATACACAACTAATAGTATAAGTACCTGCAGGAAAAGACCTAATACTTTGATACATTGTATTGGCTGCCGCTGCAGTAATAGAACTTGCATTAACAGTACTTGCTGCTGCTACTGGGTTAACTTTGGATATAGCCATTAGGAAATCTCGCTTCCAAATGCGTTGAATGAAACAGTTCCTGATGATGCATACACAGTAAGAACATCTGCAGCATCAAGAGTAATTCCCAACGTAAGGGCTGTTGTATCATTAGCAGCCACAGTAGAATCGTAAGCCACATAATGTTTTGCTGCTAACGTTTCAGCATTTGGGCGTACAGCAATTCGAAATGTTGCCGCTGTTGCTGCCTGATTGCATACTGTAATCGTAGATACAACTACTGTAGTGCTAGATGGCACCGTATAAAGAGTTGTTGCTGTAGTTGCCGAAGGGTTGGATTGACCCAGGACTTTGTAGGTTGTTGCCATTGTTTATGCTCCCATTGTCATTAGTGCCGTAGGCGTTGCGTCTACGTTATTAACTGCTGTTGTTACTGTATTAATCTGTGTTTGAATAGCAGAAGTTACGCCATCTAGGTACTCTAGTTCTGTTACGGATACCACATCAAAGGCATTGGCTCCATTGGCTAGGTCTCTTGCTTTAGTCATTAGATTGCCACCTGAATCCATTCTTTGTTTATCTCAGACCACTTCCAAGTATACTCTTCGGTATTTTCTGGCATAGCAACTGGTGGTACCCATTGATAGGTTGTGTAATCTAATTTCCAAGATGGGTACAATTGAGGCGGAATAAATGCATCAAAATCTGGGTCATATTTATACCCAACGCCTGCATAGTTCTTCCTAAAATTTTTATTATATGAAGTCTGTTTCCATAAATTATATCCATATAATTCAGTTAGAAAATCAATACCTGCTTGTTCGGATTCAACTCCATTAACAATAAGTATATCATTAGATACAGAAACTACATTAACTACATTATTATTTTCGTCTAGTTTTGCGAAAGTTGCCATTATATTGTTATACTCCCTGAATCTGTGAATGCATAATATGTGTAACCACCACTTACGTTGCGGGTTGGAGAACCAGTAGTAGCATTTGCTGTATAAGTTCCAGGAAACCTTATGATAACTACACCTTTACCACCGTTACCACCACTTACATCACTGCTACCAGCGTTGGCATTACCGCCACCACCACCAGTATTTGCTGTACCATTAGTTGCAGTACTACCGCCACCACCATCGCCGCCAGTATATCCGCCTCCGCCAGCAAACCAATAAGTTCCGCCAATATTTTGACCAAGTGATGTAGCGGCACCCCAAGAACTATAGGTAGAAACACCATCTCCACCGTGTCCTTGTCCATCAGTATTGCCAGCCTCGCCAGCACCACCGCCACCGCCTGATAGGGAGCCACCACTATAAGGTTGACCATCACCGCCATTATTTCCTTGACCTACCGTGCCAATTCCACCATCATTTTGGGTAGCAGGAGAGGTATGGTTTGCACCACCACCGCCTGAGCCACCATCACCAGCATCGGTAGCATTAAATGAACCACCACCACCACCGCCAACGGCTGCAGTTAGACTTAAAGAACCACCAGTTACATTTGAATTAGTACCATTAGTACCATTCCCACCTAAACCAGCACTAGATGTGCCACCAGTTCCAACGGTTACAGTATATGTAGTATTATAAGTAAGAGTTTGATTAGTATGATTTAATAATCCACCAGCACCGCCTCCACCACCATCACCGTCTGAGTTGCCTCCACCAGCGCCTGCACCTCCGCCTGCTATTACTAACATATCTACAGTTATAGTACCAAGAGGTGTAGCAGAGTTACTTTGCCCAGATGCTGGGCTATCTCCATTAGCATTTACTGCTTTTAATCTAAATGTATATGCAGTATCATTAGTTAATCCACTAATTGTTAATGGACTTGTTGTTTGAGCAGGAGAAAATGCTGTGTAAGTAGTTCCATCAATTGAATACTTATAATTAGTAATTGATGAACCACCAGAATTTCCTGCTGTAAAAGTTAAAGTTGCATTTTGGTTTCCACCTGTTGCAGTTCCAATAGTTGGAGCCTCTGGCAATGTTGATGGAGTTGCTGGTGAAGCATTAGCAGTATTGGTGCTTGTGCCAAAGTTATTTGAAACATTACCATAAACTGTATATGCAGTACCTGGTGTTAGACCAGTTAAAGTTACAGTGCTTGTGGAACTAGATGCAGTATGCCCACCAGAGGTTGTATAAGCATTGTATTGAATTGGCTCTCCACCACTAGAGTTTCTAGTAAAGACAACAGATAGTTTTCCACCAGTAGAAGAGTAAGCATCGCTACCAGAAGCATTTGTAGGAGTTGCAATTGTTGGGGCTAAAGGTGGAGCAGATACTGCAATCCACGCAGTGCCATTGTAAATTTCAAGTTGTCCGAGTTGACCATTATAAAAGGTGTCGCCAACTACAGGACTGCCTGGACGGCTAGCAGTATTACCTGAAGGTATACCACCTTTGGAAGGTATTTGTTGTAGACCCATTACGCTATCTCCACTCCGCTAATGTGAAAGTTTACTGTTACTGCTGAGGCTAAGCCTTTAATAGTTTTATTTTGAGCAAGGACTTGCTTCAAGTCAATTGCTGTTATTGAGTTAGCAGCCACTGATACATCGTTAGCAATAGATACATCGTCTAGCAACAAATCAAAAGTTGCTGCACTAGATGCTGTATTGGTAACTACTATGTTAGTTACTACTGCAGTAGTTGATGAGGGGACTGTGTATAGGGTCGTGCTTGAGGTTGCCGCTGCTGTTCTAGCCAGCGCTTTACTTACTGTAGCCATTAGTTACTACCTTCCGTTTAGAATGCGCCCATTATGGACATTATGTTTTGTGCTTCTTGACCTAAGTCAAAGTTAGTTTGAGTTACTGCGTTTGCTACCTCGAATGAGGTAAATGTAATAATTTCAAGAATATCTCCAGCGGTAAGAGCAGCAAGAGATGAGATGCTTGTTCCGTTGCTTGCTGTATAATCTGAAGTACGGGCAAGTAGTACACCATTAAGGTATACCTGCTCCTTACCTACAATATAAGATAGTGTTGCGCCATTAGCGTCAGCACCAGATACTGAAGTTTCGCCACCAGATGCTGTATATCTGTAGCGATAGATTTCTGCAGCAGATGAGATAGAACCCCAAGCAGAACCAGACCATACAAACATAACGTTAGTTACTGAGTTCCAATATAGAGCACCAGTTAATAGTGCATTACCATCATTGTCCAATGTAGGAGCAGATGACTTAGCACCTAGGTATCTATCATCAAAAGAATCAAGTGCATTAGCAGCAGCAGTTGCAGAGGCTGCAGCAGCAGTAGCAGAACCAGCCACATCATCTACATACAACTTAGTAGCAGCGTGTAGATTTTGAGTTGGAGCACCAGCAAGGGTTAAATTGCCAGTCATTGTGCTTCCTGATTTTAATACGAATGAATCATAGACAGTTCCACCTGCTTGGATTGCTGTTGCAATCTCACCAAGGGTATCTAGTGTAGATGGTGCAGAGTTAACAAGGTCTGCTACCTTTGTATCTACATAAAGTTTAGTTGCTGCATCAGCGTTAGATGTAGGCGTAGCAAGAGATGTAATCTTCTGGCTATTAACAGATACTGAGCCAGTAGGCGCAGCCATCTGGTCTAAGCGAGATGTTCTTACCTGTGTATCAAAGTCTGAGACAGTTGCTGCTAATTGTGTACCAGTATGGTTAGCACGAGCATATGGGTCAGTAACCATCTTGGCTGCAGTAATAGTTCCATTAGCAATATCTGTTGCTACGATAGTTCCATCTACTAAGTCAGCAGAGGTAATACTTCCACCAAGGCTTAACTTGCTATAAGCAATACCAGCAGATGCGTTAACGTCTGCGTTAACAATAGCACCTGTGCCAATAACAGTAGTTAGGCTTACGTTGCCAGTACCATCAAATGATACGGCAGATGCTTCTACATCTCCAGTTAGTTGGAAGTTACGGGCTGTCTGTAAAGCAGTCGCAGTAGCAGCATTACCTGTTGCACTACCTGCAGTTCCAGATACGTTACCAGTTACGTTACCTGTTAAATTACCTGTAAAGGTACCTGCAATAGCACCAGTACCAGTAATGGTTGGGCTAGAAATTGTTGGGCTAGTTCCAAGTACAACAGCACCAGAACCAGTCTCATCTGTAAGTGCAGCAGCAAGGTTGGCGCTAGATGGGGTAGCGAGAAATGTTGCTACGCCTGTACCTAGTCCAGATACACCAGTTGACACTGGTAATCCAGTTGCATTTGTAAGCACGGCAGCAGATGGAGTTCCAAGTGCTGGAGTAGTTAAGGTTGGGCTAGTTAAAGTTTTATTAGTTAATGTTTGAGTTCCAGTAAGAGTTACTACACCAGTAAGCGTATTATCTGCTGCACTGATTGTTTTATTAGTAAGAGTCTGTGTATCTGTAGTTCCCACTACGGAACCAGATAAACCGTGTACTCCAGAGGCTGCTTCAATGTGTAAGTTGGCTTCACGGTAATCTCTACCAATTGCCATATGTCGTACTGCAGCACCAGCAGAGTGGGCTACGCCAGATGAACCATCTCGACCACGAACAATAGTAAGGGTGTTGGTTGAGACAGCCGATACATCTACAATTTCTTCAAGGGCTGTATCAGGGTCAATCACCACCGTAAAGATTTCACCAGCGGAGATTGTAACTCCACCTAATAATGAAGTTCCAGATACCACAGTTGCTGTAGTACCAGATGAGGTTAACGCTGCAGATAATGTAGTCTGTTGTGAGCGTGAGGAGTATTTGCGTGTTGTCATTTATTTACCTATCGGCTGTAGTGGACTCGAATTGGATACAGAGTTTGTTGTCTCTGAGTTTCCTCGTTGAGGCGTTGGGTATATAGGGCATATAGTTGTTTTGTTGCAGTTTGTGAAGCACCATAAGGACGTTTGCTATCTGTCTCATCTGCCTGTGGGCTAACTTGAGCAGCACGTGCAGGGTCAAGGTAGGTAAGCAAACGATAAGAAGCGCCAAGAACAATTACATCTTTGCAAGAGTTTGGCAAACCAGTTTGTGTTGAGAAGTCTTGAGCATTAGTAGTAAATGGTTCTGGGTCTGTAGCATATACAACCTTAACAGTTCTACCAGGAGTAATATAATCTCCAATAGTTACTGTTTGAGAAGTAGCACCAAATGCGGTAGCATCTGCTTTAGAATCCCAAGACCAGCGACGAACAGGAATCCATTCTTGTGATGGACCAACTGATTGCCACATAATTGTAAGAATATTTTGGATATTCAAACCATCAAAATCATAAGTTGTTTGAGCAGCATTAAATGTAAAGGTAGTTACTTTGGCAGCAAAGATGGTAGAGCCAGCAGCATTGATGGTATCATTGATAGCCTTCTTAATTACATAGCGTGGGAATGTAGGCGAGATAGTAACCTTAGTATCTGCTGTGTGTGTAGCAGCAGTAGTACCTAGATAACCACGACCATATGGAGATACAGTTGCTGTGTTAGCAACACGGTCAAATGAATCAATCCACATCAACTCTTCATCAATCTCAATTACACCTTTACCTAGATTCTCAGTTGAACCTAAAGTTAGGATAGTAGGAGATGTAGATGATGATGTAGTGGTAGTAACAGCACTGCTTAAGTGTGTTGCTCTATCTTGTTGATAGGTATAACCTGCAAGGTTAATCTGAACCTCATTGATTAAGTCTGTTAATGTAGTTGTCAAGAGGCTATGCTCCTTAATGCGTCAATTGCTGATTTGCCAGTAGTTCCAGCAAGTTCATTACAGATACCATTTAAATCTTTATAAGCAGATGGTGCTCTACCAGCACTTGCCTTAATGTTTAAGGCTCCAATTATTCCAAGGCCAGATGTTCCAGCCCAAGCATTAGCAGCACCTTGCTCATCCTTAAATGCTGTTCTTGCTGGGTAAGTTCCACCATTGGCTAGGCGATTTAATTCAGCACATAGAGTGCTACCTGCGGTACCTGTTGGCATTGTTTATCCTATCTAGGTGTAATGATTTTCTTATCAGGAGTGATAAGTTTTGACTTAGGCTCTTCCTTAGGTTTACCAAAGAATGCGTTGTAATAATGTTCATCAAATGAGAACCGCTTCATATGTGGGGCTAATGCACCAGTATGAGCATATAGTGGAATCTCTGCTTTATCGCACAGGGCAAAGAAGAATATATCTTCACCTATAAATTTAGTTCCTCTACCCATTTCCATAAAAATTTGTCCGTCTTGGGATACTTCACGAACCTTTGGCACGATACTGCGGTGCATTAATACAAATCCCATACCCGCCGCATCAACCTTAATTAGTTGATTTACTGGCATTGGGTGAACTCTGGTTAATCCAAACCCACCCTCATCTCCAACTATAAAGTTAAAGATTGTAGGCATTGGAATCATTAAAGGTTCTTCTGGATTATCTGTAGTAAAATATATTCCAGTAATAATTGGACGCTTTTCAGCATCCTTGTTATCCCATAATAATTTAAACTTTTCTGGACTAATTACTACATCTGAGTCTACCCATAGTAGCCATTCGTAATCAGTCTTATCAAACCAGTAATCAATTACTGTCTGTCTTTGTCTAGCAATCTGGTTGCCCTGACTTCGTAGTGATGTTGCAAACTCTACACCAGACTTTAACATTACATCTGTTACGCCTTGCATAAACTTGCCATCAACCATACCGTTGTCACACCATACAACTGCTATTGAATCTTTTTTACTCATAGTCCCCTGTGTCCCTATCTGTACTTTGCTGCTTTTTTGGCTATTGCTTTAGGTTGCTTTACAAACTGCTTACCTTTTTTATTACCTTTAGCCTTGGCTCTATTAGTAGCAGCCTTTTCTGCTGGAGTTAATGCTGCCCAAGCAGCCTCAGGTAAATATCTTTTCTTACCCTTAGATGGCTTACCATCAGAAGTTTTCCACT